ATGAAGCTGACAGACTTGACAATCAAGCGAGCCAAACCAAAGGAAAAAGCCTATACGCTGGCAGATGGCAACGGGCTATCTTTATTGGTTGATATCAATGGTTCCAAAGGCTGGCGATATCGTTATCAATTTGCGGGTAAAACCAAAATGATCTCATTAGGTGTTTATCCAGTAGTAACACTCACCGAAGCCAGAACCAAACGCGATGAGGCAAGAAAGCTGGTGGCTAACGGAATTAACCCCAGTGAAGTAAGAAAAACCGAAAAGATATCCGCAGCAAACCAAATAGAACACCTTTGAAAATATAACTCGTGAATGGTATGAAAAACGCGTAGACAGGTGGTCGGCTTCTTATGCCAAAGAAATGATGGAAACATTTGAAAAAGACGTTTTCCCATATATAGGCAATAGACCTATTTCTGAGATTAAGCCAATGGAACTTATGGCTGTTTTATCACGAATGAACGATCGGGGAGCGACCGAAAAACTCAGAAAAGTTCGTCAACGGTGTGGAGAGGTATGGCGATATGCAATAGTAACAGGGAGGACTGAATATAATCCCGCCCCAGATTTAGTGTCTGCCTTTGCTGCACATAAAAAAGAACATTATTCATTTTTAACTGTTGATGAAATCCCTGAGTTCTATAAATCCTTAAATGCTTATACAGGTAGTTTCATCGTAAAAATGGGGATGCGATTACAAATGATAATTGGTGCCCGTCCCGGTGAATTACGCAAGGCTGAATGGTCAGAGGTTGATTTTAATAAAGCGCAATGGGAAATATCTGCTGCAAAAATGAAAATGCGTCGCCCTCATATTGTTCCATTATCAAACCAGGCTATTGATATTTTAGAACAGCTACAGCCCATTACAGGCCAAGGAAAATATGTTTTTCAGGGCAGGAATGATGCAAATAAACCTATGAGTGAAATGGCATTAAATTTATTAATTAGACGAATTGGTTATACAGGGCAAGCAACGAGCCACGGATTCCGCCACACAATGAGTACTATTTTGCACGAACAAAATTACCCCTCTGAGTGGATTGAAACACAACTTGCTCATGTTGATAAAAACAGCATTCGTGGCACGTATAACCATGCTCAATATTTGGATAGTCGTCGGGAAATGCTTCAATGGTATGCCGACTATATGGGTGCACTAGAACGAGGCGAAAATGTGGTACATGGCAAATTTGGGAAACGTGCTTAATTGGATGAATAGACAGCGATAATTGACTTTAGTAGACTATCCAAGACGTTAAAGAATAAAGCTATGCCTAGGCTGATCACCGAAAACCCGTACACCTCTACGGACTGGCATAGCTCCTACAAAATAGAGGGCGTGAGGTGGCGTTGTAATGATCAATAGTAAGTTTCTTAAAGTAAAAAAATGGATTGATTTAAATGAAGCTGCAATTAGATTATCTTCTTCATTAGAAGAGAATGTTACAACTTTGGATTTACTGGAACTAGGATTAGATGGGGAATTAAAATTATCAGTAAGATTACCATATGCTGGTAAATATATTTTTAGGGAAGCTTGGGAAGAAGATATTCTTTTTACAAAAAGGTTAGAAGATTATTTTTTATTAACTTTAATTACAAATGAAGATAAATCCATAAAAAAAGGAACAGAAAAATATCAAGTATTGTTAAATGAATATATGGAATCTGAATTTAAGAAGTATGTTGAAAGAATGAGGAAAAACAATGAAAAAGAAGAACAATTGACTCGTGAATATTTCAACAAAAAATTAAGGCATGTATGTTGGGAATATTCATCTGAGTTATCTTGTTTGGATGAGTACGTTTTTGAATTAATGATGATTGGAACAGGCAGAATTGATGTAATGTCTATGATTGAAGTTAATAAAAATAGAAATCTACTAGATTTTTTAAACTTAGATGGAGTCTTTCTCAAGGCAATAGATGGTAAAATATATAACCTAATGGAGCGTTTCAGTGATGATGAAATAAAATCATTTGATGAAAAATATAATAATGATAAAAAGCTATGGAGAGAAAATTATTTAAATCCTAAATATTACTTTCCCACAGATGGTGTTCCTGCTAATACAGAATTTGGCATTACACCGGAAAATTTGTTTGACTTTGAAAGAAAACTATTAAATGAAAGTGGAGAGTACGCTTCTGATCAATTGTTATACCTAATAGGCGGTGTTTTAAATTGTGTTACATCTAGAGCTAAAAAGTGGACTCAGGGAGAGATGGCTTTAACTTTGAGTGATAAAGGAATAAGGAATCTGAGTGAGAGAAAAATTAATGAAATTTTCTCCAAATCAAATAAGATATATAAATCAATTAATTAGATTTGCGTGCAAAATTACGATTTTGTGTGCAATGCATTTTTACTAAAAATCATTCTTAATACCCTCTGTAATCAAACAACGTCCACTACGACATCTTAAGGACTAGATAACAGGGGGCTACATGCCAACAAGTACAGCATTCAGAAAAAACCTTATCCGCTTACCCGAAGTTCAGCGCAGAACTGGCTACGGTAAGGCGTGGATCTACAAACTCATTGCAGATAATCAATTCCCGAAGCAAGTCAAAATTGGCACTCGTTCAATCGCTTTTATTGAATCAGAAATTGATGACTGGATAGATCAGCGTATTGCTGAGTCTCGCAGCGAGGTAATGTAATGCCTAAATTTATATTACCCACCGATAAACAGCGGAAATATATTCTTTCCGCTTACGGCGAAATTGAAAGACGAATAAGAGAAAGGGAACGAGAAAGAATATCCGGTATTTCTCGCAGCCATTGCCATAAATTAGAGGGATTAGGTTTATTTCCGCCACGTTGTCATTTTGGGCGTAATTCCTGCGCATGGTTATTAAGTGATGTTTTATGGTGGGTACGTAACCCGCCAACAGTAGAGAACGTAAATAACCCCTATAGCCGAAAATCAAATTAATTAAGACAGGGTAAAAATATGAAATCTAAAAATATGGTCTTAAATGGTCAGGGACTTGCTTACGCTGAAAACAGCCAAGAGCCTATTTTGGTTCAGTACAAAGAGAACCGAAAAAAGAATTATGCCGAAATGATCCCGTTAACAGCGGGAACTATTAATGGAAAGGCAGCAATGGTTACTGATGCCAGAAACCTGCATAAGTTTCTTGGTAATAAGGAACTGTTCGCTAGCTGGATAAAACAGCGCATTGAGCAATATGGTTTTATTGAAAATGAGGACTACGAGACTTATTTGGAAAATTCCAAAAAAGGTCGTCCGAGAACTGAATACCGTATTAGCTCTGATATGGCGAAAGAGCTTTCTATGGTGGAACGCACCGAAGAAGGTAAAGAGGCTCGCCAGTACTTTATCGACTGTGAAAAACGTCTGCGTCGTGTTGCACCAGAGGAACACAAAGCCGCTCTGCTTAACTGGCGTAAAAATCGTGTCGCTGCCTGTGAAGATCACAAAAGCATGGCTGATGCGATGAAAGGATATATTGAGCGCACCGGAGACAATCAAAAGGGCTTTGCTTACAGCAATGAATCCAGGTTCATCAATAAATTGGTGCTGGGTATAGATCCTGTCAGATGGGCTAAAAATAAGGGCATTAAATCTAAAGAAGTCAGAGACAATATGACTGTAGAGCAGTTACAGCTACTGGCTTACTTGGAGTCACGTAACTGTGCATTTCTTGATTTGGATACACCACCAGAGACACGGAAAGCCCAATTAACAGAACTGGCTCAACGTTGGTTAGCGCAGCGCATGGAGGCGAAGTAATGAGAAGCCATTCTATAACTTTAAGTTATCCAATTATTGCTGGTGACTCCTTGAGTTTAAGGAGTCCTATTACCGTGGTCCTCACTTTGGCTGGTCACTCAGCGAAACTTTTCGCTCAGTTCCAATCGGAGAAATATTTCGCTGATTATACATTGGCTGAAAATTTAGCCGATGGGTATGCGAATATTTTCGGACACCTCAGTAACCCATTGAAATATAGTCAAGCTGCAAATATGCAGTCTGGTCATAATCTGTGCGTATCATTGAGCGACGCACAAAAAGAAAAGGATAGCACGGCGAATGCTACCCTTTGGGATCACGCGTCTTTGCGTCATGAGATAAATCAATCAGTTATCCGTAATCCAAATCTGGTTTACGAAGAATTACAACAACTTAAGAGGCTACCCTCTTTAAGAGGGTTGGTTAGTTATTGCTCAGTCAACTTACCATCTTTAAGAGGGGGAGTGAACCACGTCAATAATTTTGCCTTGGTTAACCACTGGGCTTATTGTCGGCTGGTTCAGGATTTTAATTCAACGCATGGTAATAAGGTTCAGATTTTTGGGGTACATAAGCTATTTAACTCATGCTTAATAGCTATTGTATTGTCTTTGTATTCGGCTTTAAGTGCATCCAATTCAGCCATTAACGACTCATATTTAGCGCGCATACCATTTGAAACTAATAAGCTTACAGCGTTATTTATATCATCGGGTTTATTCAATTCGGCAGGAAAAATAACGCTGGTTTTGCCTGTTATTAACGCAGCTATATGTTTGCAGAAGGTATTTGCGGGGCAGTTACATGATATTCCTATTTGTCCTGAAACTTCAAAAACTTCAACTTCATACGTATCTTCTTTGTTGCTGCTTAATGCCGAGAAATTGAACGTCATAGCCGTTTCCTTTAGGGTATTGATAGTTGGTGTTTATTTTTTCTTCTGCGATTTTTGCTTAGATAATTTTCTTTCGCAAGCATCAATCACCCATGATGAGAAGTTAGAGTTTACCTGTGCAGACTTCTCACTCTCTATATTGGCGTTGATTTCTTCAATCAATTCATGCGGGAACCGGATATGTTTCTTAGCAGATTTGTTATTTATATCGCCTGTAGCCATTGGTATACACCCATTATCAGATATTAGTGTTAACACACCATACATCATATTGAGATTAAAAAAAAGCATTGACGTGGGTTCACACCTTCATGTAAGGTGGGTTCACACTAAAATTTACTATGACACAAAAATAGCAACGCCCCGAAGTGCAGCAAACACTATCGAGGCGTCTAACCACAACGTAAAGGAGTCTTACGCTATGGATACACCACAGCATAACCAAACTCGCCTTAAATTTACATTCCTAATTGCATCGGGTACTCAACGGCTGGTGGATATTCACCCTGTGCGTCTGATTACTGTACTGGCAGACAGCGAAGGTGAAGCCCGTTTACTGGTCGGTATTCCCTCTCTGATATTTGTTTCCCGTCAGGAGGTGGTCGCATGAGCCAGCCTATCACTATTCATCAAGCAGTTGAAAAGGCGCAGCAACTCGAATTTATTAATCAGCTTATTGAGTCATACCCTCATCAAATACAGGGCAGTGAAATATCTGTTATTTCTTCTCTGATGGCGAAGCTATCCGGCGATATTGCTGTATTTCTGATTGATGTAATCGCGGATGAGGAAGCTATTGATAACACTTCCCACTGTAGCGATATGTCTACTGTTCAGGGGGTGAACCATGCCTAACCCTGAACCTCATGACTATTACACCCATAAGAACGGGGAAACCGTTCAGGTGCTGTCAGTGGCCTTTAATCGTGTGACTTTTGTCCGTGATGGTTATCAAAGCCCATGCACCATGCCATTAAGCCGCTTCACTCAAGAATACACCTACGCAGGGAGAGCCTGATTATGTCTGATATCTATAACCACTTGGTACGTCACGACTTCAACGATATGGACACTGAGGAACTGAAAGATTTGCGTATGAATGCAGATGGTGCACATAGTGCAGTAATGGCGGCGATGTCTGCAATGGGTGAGATGGCGTTCTGGTCAGTTGATAACGAAAACTATGACAATCGTCAGGCAAGGGAAGATTTACGCCGTATCGGTGAAGCATTGATGTATTTACCGAGGATCGCTCAAGCACTGAACGACACCGCACAATATGCGGACTTTGAACTCCATCACCGCGAGGGATTCCCGAAATGGTAAGTCATATTGATATTCGTTCGGTGAAAGCAGCGGCGCAAAATCAGTGGCAAGGTTTGTTGTCTGCTTGTGGGGTGGACGTTCCAGCAAAGGGTAAGCATGGCGCTTGCCCTATCTGTGGCGGTAATGATCGCTTTCACTTCATAGACGACCACGGAGACGGCAACTGGCATTGTCGCCAGTGTGAACACCCGAACCACGGAGACGGTTTTGATTTACTCTCGAAAGCTAAAGGTATCACGGTAATTGAGGCGGCTAAGGTGGCTGCTGATGCGCTGTTACTTCCCTTGCCTGAACCCCAACCTGCCAGAAAAGAGGCTCTGAAATCAGAGGCTCTTCCGATAGCTGAGAAAGTGAATAAGTTGCTTGCTCAGGCTACTATCGGACAATCTGATTATCTGACCAAAAAGGGGCTGCCATGCCCCGACCAGAAGCTACTGAATGACGGTTCGTTGTTGCTGGTCACTCAGGCTCTGGACGGCACAATCACCGGTGCACAAATCATCAAGCCGAAGGGTGAAAAACGTCTTGTCTCTGGGACGCTGAAAAAGGGGAGTTTTATCCCCTTATCACCCGTAATTGGAACACCAGACACAATCATCATTACTGAGGGCTATGCAACCGCCTTAACGGTGAGCCAATTGTGTGAGGGCTGGGTACTGGCTGCGATTGATGAAGGTAATTTACCGACTGTGGCTAAACAGGTCAGAGAGCGGTATCCAGACGCGAGAATTATCCTTGCCGCCGACAATGATTGGAACTCATCGGAAGAACTGGACGACAAAGGCAAGCCAAAGAAGAACGTCGGCAAGATAGCAGCCGAGAAAACCGCTAAGGCTATCGATGGATGGGTCACATTACCGCCAACAGAGCACAAGGCCGACTGGGACGATTATCGCCAGCAGCACGGCATCGAGGCAGCAAAGCAGGCATTCAGTGAAGGGTTGTATCAGGTGGGGGAAAAGAAAGTGGGAACAGCTAACGTTATTTCGATTAATCCGGGAAAGCAGAAGAAAAAACGCACGAGTAACAACATTGCGCAACTGGCGGATAATGAAAAGGCTTTATTGCTAACAGAACGGTATGAAGGGATTGCTATTCATTCAGAAAGCGAAGGGTTCTATACCTATCAACTGGGCGTTTGGAAGAAAACATCATGCTTGGATTTAAGCCGGGAAATGGGAAAGGTCTATACCTTACACGGAACTAACTTTAGTAAGCGTGCACTCAATAATGTGGTTGAAGCATTAAAGATTGTTGCGCCTGTGATGGGTGAGCCGTGCCAGAGCATGATCTCCTTTGCGAATGGTGTTTTTGATATTGAAACGAAAGTATTTTCACCTCACCGGCCTGAAAATTGGTTATTAAATCACAATGGCATTGAGTACACCCCAGCAAAACCGGATGAGAACTTGCGAGACGGTGCGCCTAATTTCCATAAATGGATAAGCCATGCCGCTGACCGAGATCCGTACAAAATGAAGCGAATATTTGCAGCGTTATACATGGTTTTAGCTAATCGCTATGACTGGCAATTATTCCTTGAAATTACAGGCGAAGGGGGTAGCGGTAAAAGTGTCTTTACTCAGGTGGCTACTTTATTGGCTGGTCAACACAATACAGCCAGCGGAAATATGGTGGCTTTGGACACAGCACGAGGACGAGCGCAATTTGTGGGTAAAAGCATGATAACTCTACCCGATCAACCCAAATACACAGGGGAAGGTACGGGCATAAAAGCGATTACGGGCGGTGACGCCATAGAGATTGATCCCAAGCATGAACAGCAATACACAACAATCATACGGGCAGTTGTTATTGCAACAAATAATACCCCGATGATATTTACCGAACGCGCTGGGGGTGTGGCTCGTCGGCGTGTTATCTATCAATTTAACAATAAAGTGAAAGAAGAAGATAAAGACCCGCATTTATCAGACAAGATCGCTCATGAAATTCCGGTTATTGTCAGACGGTTACTGACGACATTTGATGACCCCGAACAGGCCAAAGTGCTATTACTTGAACAGCGTGATAGTGATGAAGCATTGGAGGTTAAACGGGCATCTAACCCTGTTTTAGATTTGTGCGCGGCACTGGCTTTTATGGGAGAACCGAGAGGATTAGAAATGGGTGGCGGGCGTAAAACGGAAGAAGAGCGCCAGCCAAAAAGATACCTTTATCACCTTTATCTTTCATTCATGGAATATCAAGGGCTGGGGCGTCCTCTGAGTGTAACCGAGTTCGGAAAAGCGGTTAAAGAAGCCGCAAAGGAGTACAAGGCTGAATATCTGACTCGAACTATAAAGGGCAGACGACAGACCAATGTACAACTCACCGATAAAGCGGACGAGTTTATCTAAAAATAGCGTTTGGTTATCTACCTTGTCTACCTAATCGACATTTATTTATATTAATCATATGGTTAATTAGGTAGATAACTATTTAAAGATTATCTACCTATTATCTACCTTGTCTACCTAAAGGAAAGAAAAAATAGGTAGATAAGGTTGAGATAGGTAGACAATGGGTAGAGAGCAAAAAATCAGTCATCTACCCACTTAAAGCCTTGTGCCATATGGGATAGAGTGAGTGGGTAGATAAGGTAGACAACCCCAGCACATTTTTTTATAAACGTTAAAACGCCTACGAAGAATAAATTTTCTATACGCGTAAAACTAACCGACAATACCGACAAATCGACAAATCGACAAATCGACAAATCGACAACACATATATAAATATCTTAAAAATCAATATAGTAAAATGTTAAATGTTTGTCGCTACGTTGTCGGTTTGTCGTTTTCATTGTCGGACTTAAAACAAAGCGCCTGCCAGAAGAAAAACTTTCCTTTCTTGGCGGGCAAAAGGATTCAGAGACGCATGAGAGAGTTTATAAGTGGCGTTGTCGGTAACTTTTCACTATATATACAAAAAATAGAACCGGATAAAGAGCCGCTGATAGATTGGCGGCTCCAGTATCACTTTAAAATACCTGCGTTTTCTTGCGCATTTTGTCCCCCCGCTCTGCGCAATAGTTTCTAATTTACCGCGTTTTCCGTCGGTTCTTACTGCGCAATTTTAGCCGTCTCATTCTGCGCAATGGCTGAATACCCCGGCTTTTCTTGGGTATCATTTTGCGCAGTTTGCTTGCGCAGATGTGGCCTGAGTTTGCGCAGTATTGCGCACTATTATTTTGCGCAGCAGGTTACAGGTACGGAACGGGGTTGTGATGCTTCGTAAAACGGTTTTAATGTTAAGAATTGTTAGGATTTAGCGATTAGTAATCTGCCTGATTAGTCTGCCAAAAGAGGCTTTTACCTTAAGATTTCTTAGGATTTCGCTTGTGCTATTTCTTTGGCGTATAGCGTAGAGAAAGGCATCAACCTTATCAAAACTTATCATTGTGCTGGATTGGGTGTGCGCAGAATCACTGTCTGTCTTCTCAGCGTTGACGTTATCAAATGTTATCATTTGGCTTGCTTGAGTTTTGGTTTTACAGCCTTGAATACGAAGAGCATTTGCTCTGGGAGGCAATGTTTCTCCGATTTCAAATCGGGAAAATCAGCACGTCCTATCCAACCATAACGGAAATCATTACAGTTGCCGCAGGTGGTTCAGGATTGAGTTATACAATATTGGTCGGATTTTAACCCGCAGCTTTCGGTGGGTTCATAGGACTAAAATTTGACTGATTAGAACTGAGCCAAAGTGAGGACTACGGCAGCAGGTAGGTATATCAAACATACTGAGCTACTTTTAACCAACCCTCTTAAAGAGGGTAGCCTCTGAGTTTATTTCCATGCCTACGTTTCAAACGGAAGCATGACATGGTACTAAACCTGCACCATGCAGGAGATAAGGGATATCAATGAGTTAAAGGTGGATTTATTTGAAAAAGGCCGCATTAAGCAGCCTTGAATTCAGTACGTGGATTTATTTCCAGTTGAGGCAAAAAGACAGTGTATTACCTACGTTTTGTTTCAGTAGATCGCCTAGTTGTTTTGCACCGTCAGAGGTATAGTTGAAATCAGTTGTAGAATTACCAGCGGTACCCAGATTATAAGTTGAACCATTCACCGTCACTTCAAGAGTTTTACTCCCTAAGTTCGGTTGGTTTTGGGTGTCAACTTGCAATTCTATAGTATAAAAAGTACCGATTGGGGCTTCTTCATAATAAAATGTCAAGATGCTTCTAATACCTATAGTGCTTTGAAGATTAGTCAAAGTACCAAAAGTAGGTTGATTTGCCCACACATGTCCACCCTTGGTCAAATATCCCCAATCCTGACCCTGACCGCTACTATATTGGCCAGTCCCTATCTCAAGATCAAAAGACAGCATACATTCAACTGGTTTTACTTCAGACAACAATATCCAATCGCAAGCCATCAAATCTTCTGGTGTGGGCTGCCAAGAAAACCAAGTACCATGTTTATCTCTTTTCTCAATATAAACAGAATCATTACCCGGTTTTTTGGAAGTAAGACGCATGTACTCATTAGGGGTGTCCCAATCACTACGATGCAACTTATTCCCCAAATATACTTGAATTATTGCCCACGGACAGGAACCAACTGGTGCAGTTACTGTATCAATCTTAATTTTGTATTGGTCAGGGTTAATTTGACATTGCGTACTATCCAGCTTATTAACATTAGACATAAACACCTCACTTTATTATTCGTTAAAGGTCATTTCATCCTACTGTTAACGCACCAGAAACCTTACTGAGGTCAAATCTTCATCTCAATCGGATTACGACTATAGCAAGGCTTATAATTTGAAAGATGATGCGTGATTCAGTGAGGTGTATATTTGAAGTTTGGTGCTGGTATGACTTAATTTGTAGGGATCGAGATGCTGCTCATATCAACCAAAATCACACCTAACACACTGATTTAAATATGGTATATGGCGCTACCCAACCCTGATCTAACCACTTGAATTTGTTTCGTTATGGGAATTCCCATATCTGATTATTCAATAATCTATGTAGCCTTTTTATTTCGTTAATTTCCATCAATAGTGAAGAGAATTTTATTAATGACCCGCCTGCTATTCTATGCCATCCTACCATCAAAACATGCCTCAAATTGAATTCAAGCCGTACTTTCTCGTATTGATGAACCCTTTTATTGATGTTCACCGGCGGAGAAGTCTCCCACCGCCTTCATGTTATTTAGCAATGTTGTATTGTTGATTAGATGAGGGAATGAATATGAGTACTCAAGACAGCAATATCTCTGTAGTGGCTCCAACAATAGAAGATGTTAAAAGAGCAATTGAAGAAGTAACTTCTTTGATGGATGAGCGTTTCGCTAAGCTTGATGCTGATGGTAAATATATCCAAGATATTCGCTTAGGTTCAGTGGAAAGCGCGTCAGTTTGGAAATCATATGGATTTTCTGATTTTCCACCATATGTTATTACTGGTGTTATTAATCATAATTCTGATAAATATATTGATTCTGTTTATCGGCGTCCATTGCAAAAATTAGTTAATGGAGTTTGGTATAATATAGGATTTATATAATGTTACACTTCAGAAAATTCTCCAGATATCCTCCAAGTAATGAAGATGAAGAAGAAATTGAAAAAAGATATAAAGCAATATTTTATCGCAGTGAGGACAATCAAGATTGGTATGCATGTATTTCGAAATTCAATAATGACACGTATAAAATAAAGTACGACTCTAATGGTATAATTGTTGCGATAAGTAAGGATGCTTCAACAATATGCCCTGAAAACGGAAGCATTGTTGAAGTTGAATTATTACCTGATAACATTGATACTCTGGGAAATTGGCAGTATTCAAATGGTAGCATTAAGTTGCGGAGCTATACTCAAGATGAACTTATTGCTCATGCATATGAACATAAGAAAAAATTATTGAGTAAAGCGAATGCTGTAATTATGCCTTTAGAAGATGCTGTAGAGCTTGATATATCAACAGTTCAGGAAATTACTGAACTAACAAAATGGAAACGTTACCGAATACTACTCAATCGGATAGATTGCACTACTGCACCTGATATCGTATGGCCGGAACAACCGAAGGAATGACAAGGTATGTAGCTATGTATTAGCTGTATACCAACTAGACACGGACGTCTAACTAATACCCTTCGTAAATATCACATACCCGCACCACCTACAGAACGGGCATTAAAAAGCAAAGATTTGTCAGTATCTTGTTCTCATGTTTCCAGTGTCAGAATGAAGGCTTTACCTGATGAATAATAAGCCTCATCAAACGGCGGTATCACATGATATTGCCGCTTCCTGCCTGTCCTTAATTTATAGTGAATCTTATTGTTTCTTATTTTGCATCATTAATTTGATTTGTTGCATATATTGCAATAATATAGCTGTATAAATTATCAGCGATTGAGGTGTAAGTATGAAAATCGATAACAAGGCCATCTTACTGACCCGTCAGCAGATGGACGCCCTACGCAAGATACAGCAGGACGAATACAGCCGCTCAGAACTGGGCATTAAACCCACCCTTCACGAAGTCGCCCGTAAGCTGGTCGACAAGGCTTTATCACAGACAGGAAGATAACAAATGGCAAATTACACTATGTCGAATTTATTGGGGTTAGGCCGCTTCAAGCGTAAAGCAGTCCACAAAGACACAACCACAACAAAAGCCAACTTTAGTCACCTGTCAGCACGGGCTGATGATGATTCTGGACATTACACTACTGAACCGGCACAGGAACTCGCTACAGATCTCATCACTGAGCAAGACAACCAGCCCGAACCC